NCCGTTCGCCTCTTCGTCTCCCTATGGGTTGCTGGCGAGCACTGCCGGAACAACCAACCTGCACGTGGTGAGGTACATCAACGACAGCGTCGCGTTCATCACTGGGTTTTCCATTGTCCAGTCGGGTTTGAGCTGTTACGTGTTTGCAGCGAATAATGCTCCGAACAAGACGTTGGAGTACTACACGTTCGACGCTACCGAGCGGGCCGCTTCAGGGCCGGTGGGGCTACGCACGCGCGGGGAGGACGGGTCAGTCTTCTATGACTCCAGGCGGAAGGGGTTGCGCGTGCTGCAGGTTGTGCCGCTCCCGCCGCCGCCGGTAAATACGCCGTTCGTTGAGGTCGGCCAGTTCTTCCCTGGCACCAAGATTGGCATCGCCATCCCATCTCCCAGGTTCTATTACGCATCAATATCCCAGGACCGGTGTACTGCCTACGCCGATGCTTTCCACATGACGAGCGACAATAGAATCTTCATGTCGAAGCATGAGACGTTCTCGCAGACCCTTATCACCAACACCTTCCCGGTGGGCGGGGTGACGATGGGGCCGCAGAACGCCACGATCTTCATCGTGGACCTGACGGAAGTGCCGCTGGGGTTCGGCTGACACAGCTACGTTGTAGCTGTGGGAACTAGGTCATGTCGCGGACTTGCCAGTCCAGCTAGGATGGTCAGGCGAGCAAGATGCTCGCGATTAAAGAAATGGAGATGTCCGTGAAAGCATGTCTTTTGGGAATTTCGTTGATTCTGGCAGCCGGTAGCGCAGCGTCCGCTCCTGCCAGCCAGTCCGATCTGTCTGGTGTGGCAAACGCAGCAGTTCAGATGAACCCGACGCTGGCTGTGCCGCCTGGCGTTACCTTGAGCGAGGTCGTCCGTATCTACAGACCTAACCTTGGCTCACACGTGAGCGTGAACTGGGACTACGGTCTCTACTTGCGGGATGGGTGGCACATTGAGGGAACTTTGGGATTCATCTCCTTGACTCCCTTTGAGAACAGCTTGCCGATCCGCGAATGTGTCTCGCATACTCCCTGGGACACCTTCAGTAGCACCGACGTGAACTGTGAGGGGCAGCCGATGCTCCCATACTCGCATCTGCGGGGCTACATCTCGCAAGCCCAGTTGCCAGGTACTGTTCCCCTGTACCGCTGCCGCCATCTCTGGGAGGGGAAGTCGCGGCATTTTGATACCCTTCGCGCGGATTGCGACGGGGCGCCTGGCGCTATCCTTGACGGTCCTTTGGGTTACGTCTTCATGTGATCGCCTGCTGCCCAGCCATGGCTGGGCAGTTCAAGGTACGGGCAATCGCAGATTCTCGCCGTTGTTCCGCGGCGACGTGTTGACCGTGCGACTGACGCGGGAGGCCTCCATCACCGGCGGCTAGCTAGTCGTCCTTTCGTATCCACGCGAACATGTGGGGCACATAGTCTGCCTTCCCCAGGGGGATGCCGTTGTGGCGTAGGATGCAGTAGGCGGTTATCAGGTGGAAGTAGAACTGAGGTGTTGCCCAGTTCGCTGCGTACTCCTCGCCCTTCATATCGAAGGCGAGGCCATCGGCTAGTTCGATCGCAACATGACGCGACGCGCCGGCATCGATCTCTTCCGCTTCACTGGTGGTCAAGTACTCCAGCGTTTGGTCTATGAGCGCACGTGCTTCGTCCATGTCGCTCGGAGGCTGGAGTGTCGGCAGGGGCTTGCCACCGAGACGGCTGATCACTTCACGGGCTTGGGTGCATACGAACTGAATCTGCTTGGCAAGGGGGTGCATATCTGGCGCCAATCGCGCTAACAGCAAGTTGCCCGGATCATATCCGAGGGTCTTGGCGTGGGCCTCGGCCTTTTCCAGTTGACCTCGGAGGGCGCGGAGCATCTGTGCTGAGCCACAAACGTTCAGTTGATGAATGGACATCGGGCTACCTTGTTTGCTGGAAACCTAGGCGGAATCGCTGGACCTTAGCAATTCGACGATCTTCTTGGCTCGGATGCATCGGGTTCACTGGACAGAACGGGCATAGAACATACATTTTTGGCTGACTTGAGGGGTGGCCAGACATCCCTGCATGGGTCTAGCGTTTTTGGTTCGGCGCGGCGCTTGGGGCCGCAGGCCGCTCGACCGGGGCGCGTGAGGAGCGGCTCGCCGACAAAGAGTCGAACCAGGCTCGACCCTGCGATTTTGGCAAATTGACGATTTCGTCCAGCGCCGATCAGTCGCCGGTGGGCGGCGCGGCAACTGGCTTCGGTGGCAACAGCGGTGGTGCTTCGGCAACGGCAACTGGGCAACCGTAGGTGCCAGCAACGTCCATGTACAGGCTGTAACGCTGGGTTGAAGCAAAACCCAAGCGCCATTCGGGATTGAACAACGGCCTGGGCCCAGGTGAAAGGCCTAGGTCCATCGGGAGGTTCAGAACTTCGTCGCCAATCATCACCGGCGTGGTTGCTTCCACGTACTGGATATCTTCGCTGCCTTCGGTGGTGATCACGTTCTTGCGCCGTATAGCAGCTGCCGGTGGGCGCGCGGGCAGCGTTCCGCGCGCCTGGAAGCCACCGTTGAATCCGGTATCCACCTTGACCAGCACATTCTGCTTGCCGGCACGGATCGGATAGCGGACGTCATACGCATCGCCCCACAGCGAGGATAGTGTCGCCATCCGTCGCGCGCATGGCACCGGGCTGGCAGCGGCCTGGATCACAAGGGCGTTTTGGTTGATACGCACCCGTCCAAGCGCGCGCAACACGTCCAGGCCGATGCGCGGTAGATCGTCCTTGCCCAGCACTGCAAAGGAGACATCGCGCACCAGAACACTTCCGATGTCCAGAGTCACCGGCGACGCCAGCGCATACACCGCCCCAGCCTTTCCATCGGCAACCATGAAACCTTCGGTGAGTTCCAGCCCGAGTTCGGCTGCCAGCGTGCGCCCGATGCGCGAATGCGCTGCGCCACTGTCCACGTGTACGCGCAGCTCGCGCTCACCGGCCTTAGTGCGAATCTTCAGGCTGAGTGTCGGCAGTTCGTTTTGCAATTGGATGGGAACATGGATATCGCTTGGAGGTGTTTGTGCCGCCAAGGCAGTGCGTGGCCAGGCTGTGAAGCGCTCGAAATGCGGCTCGCTGATGCCCGCTAGGTGGATGTCGCCCGCTTGCTGTTTGAGCATTGGGCGGATATCGCGGTCCAGCAGCGTTCGAACTTGGATCATCTGCGTCGCCCATCCGGCAATATCGCCCTGGATGAGTAAGTTGCCTGCCAAGGAGGCCGCACATAGGTACTCGATACCTTTTACCTGTTCGCGGGGCTCGTTGGCCACCGCCTGAAGACATTGCTCGGCGGCCTTGCTGGAGCGGTCGATTTCGCCGCGGACACGGTAGAAGCCTGTCTGGCCAAGCAGCCCCTTAGCGCCCTGCGTCTTGCCCATCGCCTGCAGCGCGCCCAGTTCAGCACGGCGTACGCTGCGGGTATAGCCGTAGGGATCGCTCAGTTCACCCTCGGGTGTGTCGGCTGTCGCAGCTGAAGCCACTGCCGTAACGAATAATGCACTCACGCCCCACCAGCGTCGATTCATTGAGGTTGCTCCCTTCTACCCGGTTGGAACCTAGCATGGCGGCCATCACGACTTCCATCGCCGCCGCTCGACCCCTGAACGACGGTATATGGGGTGCCTCGTGGATCAGCAAGGATGGTCCGGGCGGGCCGTTCCGCTGGTGCAGCAGCTACGCAGCGCCGCGCCGGTTCAGATCCAGTGGGCAGTGCTCCAGCCATAGTCTCGGCTTGCCAATGGACGCGCCCCATGAGCATCCTCAATGTTCTGATCAGCCGTGACCAGCTTGTCATTGCAGTAGATACGCTTGCGGAGGATGCGCTTACCGGTGCCCACTCTGCTGGTGCCAAGATGCTCCTGATACCGCAGCACAACGTGCTGCTGGCGGCGAGAGGTGCGGCCCAGTTTTTCCTGAAGATCTACGAGCTGGTCCTGCAGGCTAGCTTCCGTGCGGATTTCTCCATTGAGAAGCTGTCCGCCGAGATGGGATCAGTAATGGACCAGCTGTGGCTGAACTACGAGAGGGCGGCGGCGGAGGCTGACCTACCAATCGAACAACTGGGGACCGAGATCATCCTGGCCGGTTGGTCGTCGGGAAGTGGCCGGATGATGGCCACTGCCTATGCCAAGAGCAACAGTCGGCGCGCAACCACGGTCCAGCCGATTGGTGGCCATTTCGCATCACCTGGTGATCCACTTAAAGGTGTCGCGCCCAGCATGCTGCAGTCCGATCTGATGACGGCTGGGCGGCTCCAGGCCAACTACCTCAACGAGCAGATGGGCCGGCAGGTCGCTGGTGGCCGTCTGCTAATCGGGTTCCTTCAGCAGGGCCAGGCGGTCGTGAAGGACCTAGGGCCGATCTGGCGATTAGGGGCAGGAAGCTGGACGAATCGGTCACACTAGGCCGGAGAGTAGTCCGGCCGGCCGTGCCCGGGGCGTGTAGGCCAGCGGGAACCAAACTGTGACGGCATCCCATGGGTCAGCACGCGTCGTGAACATGTGTAGGCATAGGCTTCACAGTCTCTAGAGGATGACGGAGCCGGCCGTGCCAAATCGAGCGGTGGTATTTGTGAGTGAGGCGATGCCAGGGCTCGACAGTGCTCACCTTGTAGGGCTGATGGCGGACGCGAGGCGGTTCAACCGGGATGCAGGGGTCACTGGCGTGACCCTCTTCGATGGCAGCCGCTTCTTGGCGTACATGGAAGGCCCGCCAGATGGCTTAGATGTGGCCTTCTCCAGAGCCGCGGGCTCAACCAGCCACATTGAACTGATCGAGCTGGCCAGGGGGCGGGTGGGGCAGCGTCGGCTTCCATACTGGCCGATGCGTTTGGTCCCCGTATCGCCTGGAGAACTTTTGATGTTGGTTCGTGCTGACTGGATCGGCTTCCTCCAGCGCGGAGCCGAGCGCACGCCGCCAGCGACAGCCATGGAGATGCTGGGTGCGCTGGTCGAACCATTCGCCGAGGCTGCCTGAGCAAGGACGTTCCGGCGGCCAGCATCAGTCAGGGCAAACGCTATGCCGAGCGGTGGTGTGCGGCCAGGCTCTACCCGGAGATGCGCCTGCGCGCGGCTGTGGCGCGGCTGACTGACACCACGCCGATCCAGCCGGCACCCCCACCACCTGGCCTGCCGCCGACCCGCGAGCAGCAGCAACAGGCCCGGCGCCTGGCCGAGGCCGGAGCGAAGGAGGTCGAGCGGATCAAGGCGGCACTGGCGCCACGCAAGCCGCCGGCCGATACCAAGCCTAGGGCGAAGGATCCGATGAAGGCTTGGGTGACGGCAGGGCGGCGAACGCAAGGGCAGCCCTAAAAGGTAGCGCCCGGATAGACCGGGCGCTATGCATCAGAACAGGCTCAGCTGATGCGGGTAAGAGCGCCAGTGCTGGCAAACATGCTCCAGGCTGCCGAAGCGAATCCTGGTGTAAGCACGCACGCGCACGCTCTTGGGCTTGGCTGCAATGCAGTCCATGGCCAAAGTCCTCTAAGGGGCTTTGGAGGCGATATTTGCCCGCAGCCTAAAACGGGTGTTACAGTCCGCCCGTCTTTAAGAGACAGCTGCAGGTGGCAGAGGGACGCTCCACTGCCATGCCAGAGCCCGATAGCGTTGCCGCGCTATTGGGCTTTTTTTGGGGCCAGTTGACATGACTGTCAGCAAGAGCCAACATCATCCGCTCGGCCGAAATCTATGTTGTTCGGGGATGGCGGGTGAGCACCATTTGCATCCTCCATACCGAGTCAGCCCCTTCGGTTCGGGTCAGGTCCATCACCTGCGTTACTCCTCCTCTGACGCGGTTGCACCCGCGTCAGAGGGTTCAAATTTGATATCGCGACGCGCCGGTGCGTCGATGTAATTGCGACCACGTTCCGATAGCACGTACCGTCCGTCTGCTTGCAAGTCCAAAAAGCCGTACTTGGTTCGATAGGCGTACAAGAACGTGCTAAGTGAAGCGCGATTCATTTTGATACCGCGTCGCTCAGTGAACGCGAACGTTGTATCTGATGTGGCTGGGGCGCGCAGAAAGCGCAGGAGCTCAATTGCCTGTGCCGAGACTTGACGCTTCGGCAACACGAAATCGCCACTTTCGGACCTATGGACGCTTTCCCCTTTAAGTGGGTTCAGCATCGTTGGTCCTGGTGGTGGAGCAAAAAAGAAACTGGGCAGCGCAGCTCGCCCAACGAACGGCCCTGGCGGTGGCAGTGGCGGTGGCGGGACGAGTGTAGACGCCGTCGACCCGGACTGTACGGATGGATCAGTCTCAGCAGTAGCCAGCTTTGGAAGCGGCGGAGTCCCTGGATAAATCGGAGGGGAGTAGGTAGCTAGCGAGGGCGGCGCGGCAACTCGCGTCCGAACTTCCTCGCTTTCAACGGTGTACCAGTCCCCGCTGTCCAATCCCTTTAGCTTCCGTTCCAAGGCTGCATCGACATCGTCCGGTTCAGCATCAGCCAACCCCTCCAGCGCCGCGATGCGCCCGCGGCAAGCCGCGATCCGCTTCTCATACTCGGAAATCTTCGCGCGCTCCATAGCGATGGCAGCGGCATAGGGGTTGTTGAGACTGTCCATGATGCGAACTGTACCGCCCAGCTCAGCCAAATGGAAGCGTGATTCGGGATTCGGTCACGATTTCGCATGTGACCTTGGTTCTCGTCGCACTTTTATTAAATAAAATCAACAGCATACAAATTCATTTTGATGATTTGAATCATCTGACGTGGGGTGTCCGGTGATCTGGGGTGATCTGGGATGACCCACAATGAAGTCGCATAAGCTGAGATTCCCGCCGCCACGACTCGATTCGGTTATTCTTCGTTCATTAGATAGTTGGCCCAAGCTGCCATCAGGGATCACCGCTTTTCGAGCATAGTTCCCCTTTTATAGGCGGCCTTCGCCTTGTCGCGAATCCGATGGGCGAGTGCGGCTTCCGACAGGTCGTCGGGGAAGTCGGTGGTCTCGCTGGACCAGTCCTTGAACGTCGATCTGAACCCATGGACGGTAACGTGGCGATAGCCCATACGTTTCAGTAGGGCGAGCATGGCGTTTTCGCTTAGAGGCTCATTGCTGACATCGTGGTGAACAGAAGACGGAATTCTGTGTCGGCCTGGTCAAAATGGCTTCAGGCTTACTCTCGAGCCTCTGTCGCAGGACGAGTTGGACCGACCCATGCTGATCATCGTAGGGTCCGATGAGCGCTAACTGAGGGACGCCCGCAAGGCCTGGGTGTGGGTAGGGCTACAACAGCTGCGGCGGGGTGTTTGAGCGAAGCTGGACCCAAGCCGGTCCCAGCAGTCTTGCAAGTCATTGATTTAACGCGCGGTGGAAGCCCCCTCCTAAGGGGAAGGTCGCCCGTTCGAATCGGGCCGGGGTCACCAGAATCAGTCACTTGCGACGATTGGTGATCGTGTGGCGCTCCTTGTTCCACGGCACCTTCCAGTGCTTTGGTCGCAGTGGTCACAATGGCCAGTCAACAGGCGGCCCTCGCCACGAAGCCGTCCTCCCCTTCAGGCATCAGGTGCGCAGAAGGGCCCAGACTGTCGAGCCTGTCATATTTGCCCATATACCTGCGGGGTAGACTCGGTTGGCACGCATGAGGCGTGCACTACGCCAATACCGAGGACGATAGTCATGTTGAAGGGATTGAAACCTCTCACCGCTGCCGCCGTGTGCCTGCTCGGCCTGTCCGCCTTTGCCCAGAGCGCTGCTGCGGCACAATGGGTAGACAGCGGCCGCACCGCGTACGTAAAGACCAGTTTCTTCGGCAGTTTCGTCTACCACACCTGCGACTCCAGCGGTGCGCAGATCCAGGGGTATCCGGGTAGCTGCGGCAGCGATGCCGGCAGTGGCTGGACGTCCAACTACACGGCCTCCAGTGACCTTGCCAACAGTCAGCTCATGGCCTGCAACCACAATCCGTTCCAGCTCGGCTCGGCCTGCTACGGCCTGGCGTATGCGATCAATGGCCAAGCGTACGCTGGCGGGCTGCCTGCCGCCTGCAATCTTGGCGCGCGCGCGGTGGTCACCGCGTCCAGCATGGAAACCGTCGAGATCCAATACGAAGAGCTCGACGTGGACACCATCGAATCGGCACGCGAGTACGTCTGCCGGTAAAGCGCCGACAGGTCGCCGCCGTCGAGTGCGGCGGCTTCCTGCAGGGGACATCCGTCCCACGCACTGTTACCGCAGCCCAGTTCGCGCAAGCACGTCCGCTGCAAGCGCCTGCTCATCACCCTGCAATCCAGGCAGCGACCGCGGCAGGTTGACGGGACCACACAGGCATCCATATGCCCGCACAGTTGCAGCCGGTTCAACCTCGGCATTACCCGCGTATCGCTGGCTGGCTCGATTCGGTTGCAGCGACGTAACGCTGGGCTGGCCCGGGCGTTGCGTTTCCTCTGCTGCCTGAGGCATTCGCACGGGCTCTTGAACTGGCCGAGCGCCCGGGTTGGGTGCTGTTGGACGGGGAGGGTGCTTGCATGGGGTTCGGCCAGTACTGGTTGACCGCGCCCGGCACTGCCCACCTGGGCCGCATCATTGTCTCGCCGCAGGCGCGTGGGCGCGGCCTGGGCCGGGTGCTGATGCAGTTGTTGTGTGCCGAGGCCCTGCGGTCGCCGGATGTGCAGCGCCTGAGCCTGCGTGTCTATCGTGACAACGTCGCAGCGTTGGCGCTCTACCGCGATGTCGGCTTCCAGCCGGTGGAAGATGCCTCGACGCTGGAATTGTTGTTCATGCTGCGCAGCGAGGGCTGAGCCGTGATCACGTGGGCAGCGGTACGGTCTGCTGCGCCTGCCATTCCCTGGCAGTGATGCGGCTGATGTGCTCGGTGCGGTAGTCGGCGAGGAAGCGGTTGAACTGGTTGACCTCGGTGTGGTGATGGCGGAAACCGCATTTGGCCTGCGCGCTCATTGATTGCAGGTTGTCGGCGAAGTAGCCGCACCACAACGCATCCAGCTGCAGATCCAGGAAGGCATGCCGCATCACCTCACGTACAGCTTCGGGTACCAGGCCACGACCCCAGTACGGTACGCCGATCCAGTAGGCGATCTCTCCCTCGCGCTCGCCCAAGCTGAAGTTGCTGTCAGCACCGATCAGGATGCCGACGCATCCGATGGCACGCCCGTTCTCGCGGCTCTGCAGGGCGTAGACCTCCGGTCGGTTGAACACGGTGCGGATGATGTCGGCACTCTCCTCTACGCTGGCATGCGGTGGCCAACCGGCGATGGGCCCCACGCGCGGGTCGCGGGCGTACTCGTACAGATCGGCGGCGTCACTGTCGCGCCAGGGGCGCAGGATCAAGCGTTGGGTGGCCAGTTGCATGGCGGGTCCGTCGGTGGAAAGAGAGTGCACAGGCTAGGTTTCGACGGGCGGGGAGCACAGGGCGGGACCTTGATGGTTTCGGTACTTTTCACAACTTCTTCGTTCGGGCGGATATGCTCTGCCGCGATATCCCAGTGGATCGGCCCATGGATCGCATTCCCCAGCTTCTGGAACAGGACGAATCCATGCGCTTGGAAGTCAGTACGTTGGCTGAAGGCTTGGGTGTTCCGCTGTCGTTCGGGCACGCCTATCTGACGGTGCTGGTGTGCGTGTCCGGGCGTGCGCGGTTCGCACTGAACTTCCGCGAAGTGGCGGTGCAGCGGCACGACGTACTGGTGCTGGCGGAGGATACGCTGACGCTGCTGCGGCAGCGTTCGCGCGGCTTCCTTGTGGTGGCCTGCCTGGTGCCGAAAGCGCTGGCCTCGGAGGTGGCCTATGTGCTGCCCAATGCACTGTTCAAGTTCCTGCACGAGCACCCTCATTGTGTACCGTCACCGCTGGAGGTGCCGCTGCTGCAGGGTTGGCTGCAGCAGTTGATGGATGCCCAGCACAACGGTGGCCGCCATCGGCAAGTGATGCTGCGCAACCTGCTGCAGACGTTTTTCCTGAAGTTCGCCACACTGCTCCCGGCATACTACGAGGCGGCGCCGCCTCGTAGTATGCCGGGAGCAGTGTGGCGAACTTCAGGAAAAACGTCTGCAGCAGGTTGCGCAGCATCACTTGCCGATGGCGGCCACCGTTGTGCTGGGCATCCATCAACTGCTGCAGCCAACCCTGCAGCAGCGGCACCTCCAGCGGTGACGGTACACAATGAGGGTGCTCGTGCAGGAACTTGAACAGTGCATTGGGCAGCACATAGGCCACCTCCGAGGCCAGCGCTTTCGGCACCAGGCAGGCCACCACAAGGAAGCCGCGCGAACGCTGCCGCAGCAGCGTCAGCGTATCCTCCGCCAGCACCAGTACGTCGTGCCGCTGCACCGCCACTTCGCGGAAGTTCAGTGCGAACCGCGCACGCCCGGACACGCACACCAGCACCGTCAGATAGGCGTGCCCGAACGACAGCGGAACACCCAAGCCTTCAGCCAACGTACTGACTTCCAAGCGCATGGATTCGTCCTGTTCCAGAAGCTGGGGAATGCGATCCATGGGCCGATCCACTGGGATATCGCGGCAGAGCATATCCGCCCGAACGAAGAAGTTGTGAAAAGTACCGAAACCATCAAGGTCCCGCCCTGTGCTCCCCGCCCGTCGAAACCTAGCCTGTGCACTCTCTTTCCACCGACGGACCCGCCATGCAACTGGCCACCCAACGCTTGATCCTGCGCCCCTGGCGCGACAGTGACGCCGCCGATCTGTACGAGTACGCCCGCGACCCGCGCGTGGGGCCCATCGCCGGTTGGCCACCGCATGCCAGCGTAGAGGAGAGTGCCGACATCATCCGCACCGTGTTCAACCGACCGGAGGTCTACGCCCTGCAGAGCCGCGAGAACGGGCGTGCCATCGGATGCGTCGGCATCCTGATCGGTGCTGACAGCAACTTCAGCTTGGGCGAGCGCGAGGGAGAGATCGCCTACTGGATCGGCGTACCGTACTGGGGTCGTGGCCTGGTACCCGAAGCTGTACGTGAGGTGATGCGGCATGCCTTCCTGGATCTGCAGCTGGATGCGTTGTGGTGCGGCTACTTCGCCGACAACCTGCAATCAATGAGCGCGCAGGCCAAATGCGGTTTCCGCCATCACCACACCGAGGTCAACCAGTTCAACCGCTTCCTCGCCGACTACCGCACCGAGCACATCAGCCGCATCACTGCCAGGGAATGGCAGGCGCAGCAGACCGTACCGCTGCCCACGTGATCACGGCTCAGCCCTCGCTGCGCAGCATGAACAACAATTCCAGCGTCGAGGCATCTTCCACCGGCTGGAAGCCGACATCGCGGTAGAGCGCCAACGCTGCGACGTTGTCACGATAGACACGCAGGCTCAGGCGCTGCACATCCGGCGACCGCAGGGCCTCGGCACACAACAACTGCATCAGCACCCGGCCCAGGCCGCGCCCACGCGCCTGCGGCGAGACAATGATGCGGCCCAGGTGGGCAGTGCCGGGCGCGGTCAACCAGTACTGGCCGAACCCCATGCAAGCACCCTCCCCGTCCAACAGCACCCAACCCGGGCGCTCGGCCAGTTCAAGAGCCCGTGCGAATGCCTCAGGCAGCAGAGGAAACGCAACGCCCGGGCCAGCCCAGCGTTACGTCGCTGCAACCGAATCGAGCCAGCCAGCGATACGCGGGTAATGCCGAGGTTGAACCGGCTGCAACTGTGCGGGCATATGGATGCCTGTGTGGTCCCGTCAACCTGCCGCGGTCGCTGCCTGGATTGCAGGGTGATGAGCAGGCGCTTGCAGCGGACGTGCTTGCGCGAACTGGGCTGCGGTAACAGTGCGTGGGACGGATGTCCCCTGCAGGAAGCCGCCGCACTCGACGGCGGCGACCTGTCGGCGCTTTACCGGCAGACGTACTCGCGTGCCGATTCGATGGTGTCCACGTCGAGCTCTTCGTATTGGATCTCGACGGTTTCCATGCTGGACGCGGTGACCACCGCGCGCGCGCCAAGATTGCAGGCGGCAGGCAGCCCGCCAGCGTACGCTTGGCCATTGATCGCATACGCCAGGCCGTAGCAGGCCGAGCCGAGCTGGAACGGATTGTGGTTGCAGGCCATGAGCTGACTGTTGGCAAGGTCACTGGAGGCCGTGTAGTTGGACGTCCAGCCACTGCCGGCATCGCTGCCGCAGCTACCCGGATACCCCTGGATCTGCGCACCGCTGGAGTCGCAGGTGTGGTAGACGAAACTGCCGAAGAAACTGGTCTTTACGTACGCGGTGCGGCCGCTGTCTACCCATTGTGCCGCAGCAGCGCTCTGGGCAAAGGCGGACAGGCCGAGCAGGCACACGGCGGCAGCGGTGAGAGGTTTCAATCCCTTCAACATGACTATCGTCCTCGGTATTGGCGTAGTGCACGCCTCATGCGTGCCAACCGAGTCTACCCCGCAGGTATATGGGCAAATATGACAGGCTCGACAGTCTGGGCCCTTCTGCGCACCTGATGCCTGAAGGGGAGGACGGCTTCGTGGCGAGGGCCGCCTGTTGACTGGCCATTGTGACCACTGCGACCAAAGCACTGGAAGGTGCCGTGGAACAAGGAGCGCCACACGATCACCAATCGTCGCAAGTGACTGATTCTGGTGACCCCGGCCCGATTCGAACGGGCGACCTTCCCCTTAGGAGGGGGCTTCCACCGCGCGTTAAATCAATGACTTGCAAGACTGCTGGGACCGGCTTGGGTCCAGCTTCGCTCAAACACCCCGCCGCAGCTGTTGTAGCCCTACCCACACCCAGGCCTTGCGGGCGTCCCTCAGTTAGCGCTCATCGGACCCTACGATGATCAGCATGGGTCGGTCCAACTCGTCCTGCGACAGAGGCTCGAGAGTAAGCCTGAAGCCATTTTGACCAGGCCGACACAGAATTCCGTCTTCTGTTCACCACGATGTCAGCAATGAGCCTCTAAGCGAAAACGCCATGCTCGCCCTACTGAAACGTATGGGCTATCGCCACGTTACCGTCCATGGGTTCAGATCGACGTTCAAGGACTGGTCCAGCGAGACCACCGACTTCCCCGACGACCTGTCGGAAGCCGCACTCGCCCATCGGATTCGCGACAAGGCGAAGGCCGCCTATAAAAGGGGAACTATGCTCGAAAAGCGGTGATCCCTGATGGCAGCTTGGGCCAACTATCTAATGAACGAAGAATAACCGAATCGAGTCGTGGCGGCGGGAATCTCAGCTTATGCGACTTCATTGTGGGTCATCCCAGATCACCCCAGATCACCGGACACCCCACGTCAGATGATTCAAATCATCAAAATGAATTTGTATGCTGTTGATTTTATTTAATAAAAGTGCGACGAGAACCAAGGTCACATGCGAAATCGTGACCGAATCCCGAATCACGCTTCCATTTGGCTGAGCTGGGCGGTACAGTTCGCATCATGGACAGTCTCAACAACCCCTATGCCGCTGCCATCGCTATGGAGCGCGCGAAGATTTCCGAGTATGAGAAGCGGATCGCGGCTTGCCGCGGGCGCATCGCGGCGCTGGAGGGGTTGGCTGATGCTGAACCGGACGATGTCGATGCAGCCTTGGAACGGAAGCTAAAGGGATTGGACAGCGGGGACTGGTACACCGTTGAAAGCGAGGAAGTTCGGACGCGAGTTGCCGCGCCGCCCTCGCTAGCTACCTACTCCCCTCCGATTTATCCAGGGACTCCGCCGCTTCCAAAGCTGGCTACTGCTGAGACTGATCCATCCGTACAGTCCGGGTCGACGGCGTCTACACTCGTCCCGCCACCGCCACTGCCACCGCCAGGGCCGTTCGTTGGGCGAGCTGCGCTGCCCAGTTTCTTTTTTGCTCCACCACCAGGACCAACGATGCTGAACCCACTTAAAGGGGAAAGCGTCCATAGGTCCGAAAGTGGCGATTTCGTGTTGCCGAAGCGTCAAGTCTCGGCACAGGCAATTGAGCTCCTGCGCTTTCTGCGCGCCCCAGCCACATCAGATACAACGTTCGCGTTCACTGAGCGACGCGGTATCAAAATGAATCGCGCTTCACTTAGCACGTTCTTGTACGCCTATCGAACCAAGTACGGCTTTTTGGACTTGCAAGCAGACGGACGGTACGTGCTATCGGAACGTGGTCGCAATTACATCGACGCACCGGCGCGTCGCGATATCAAATTTGAACCCTCTGACGCGGGTGCAACCGCGTCAGAGGAGGAGTAACGCAGGTGATGGACCTGACCCGAACCGAAGGGGCTGACTCGGTATGGAGGATGCAAATGGTGCTCACCCGCCATCCCCGAACAACATAGATTTCGGCCGAGCGGATGATGTTGGCTCTTGCTGACAGTCATGTCAACTGGCCCCAAAAAAAGCCCAATAGCGCGGCAACGCTATCGGGCTCTGGCATGGCAGTGGAGCGTCCCTCTGCCACCTGCAGCTGTCTCTTAAAGACGGGCGGACTGTAACACCCGTTTTAGGCTGCGGGCAAATATCGCCTCCAAAGCCCCTTAGAGGACTTTGGCCATGGACTGCATTGCAGCCAAGCCCAAGAGCGTGCGCGTGCGTGCTTACACCAGGATTCGCTTCGGCAGCCTGGAGCATGTTTGCCAGCACTGGCGCTCTTACCCGCATCAGCTGAGCCTGTTCTGATGCATAGCGCCCGGTCTATCCGGGCGCTACCTTTTAGGGCTGCCCTTGCGTTCGCCGCCCTGCCGTCACCCAAGCCTTCATCGGATCCTTCGCCCTAGGCTTGGTATCGGCCGGCGGCTTGCGTGGCGCCAGTGCCGCCTTGATCCGCTCGACCTCCTTCGCTCCGGCCTCGGCCAGGCGCCGGGCCTGTTGCTGCTGCTCGCGGGTCGGCGGCAGGCCAGGTGGTGGGGGTGCCGGCTGGATCGGCGTGGTGTCAGTCAGCCGCGCCACAGCCGCGCGCAGGCGCATCTCCGGGTAGAGCCTGGCCGCACACCACCGCTCGGCATAGCGTTTGCCCTGACTGATGCTGGCCGCCGGAACGTCCTTGCTCAGGCAGCCTCGGCGAATGGTTCGACCAGCGCACCCAGCATCTCCATGGCTGTCGCTGGCGGCGTGCGCTCGGCTCCGCGCTGGAGGAAGCCGATCCAGTCAGCACGAACCAACATCAAAAGTTCTCCAGGCGATACGGGGACCAAACGCATCGGCCAGTATGGAAGCCGACGCTGCCCCACCCGCCCCCTGGCCAGCTCGATCAGTTCAATGTGGCTGGTTGAGCCCGCGGCTCTGGAGAAGGCCACATCTAAGCCATCTGGCGGGCCTTCCATGTACGCCAAGAAGCGGCTGCCATCGAAGAGGGTCACGCCAGTGACCCCTGCATCCCGGTTGAACCGCCTCGCGTCCGCCATCAGCCCTACAAGGTGAGCACTGTCGAGCCCTGGCATCGCCTCACTCACAAATACCACCGCTCGATTTGGCACGGCCGGCTCCGTCATCCTCTAGAGACTGTGAAGCCTATGCCTACACATGTTCACGACGCGTGCTGACCCATGGGATGCCGTCACAGTTTGGTTCCCGCTGGCCTACACGCCCCGGGCACGGCCGGCCGGACTACTCTCCGGCCTAGTGTGACCGATTCGTCCAGCTTCCTGCCCCTAATCGCCAGATCGGCCCTAGGTCCTTCACGACCGCCTGGCCCTGCTGAAGGAACCCGATTAGCAGACGGCCACCAGCGACCTGCCGGCCCATCTGCTCGTTGAGGTAGTTGGCCTGGAGCCGCCCAGCCGTCATCAGATCGGACTGCAGCATGCTGGGCGCGACACCTTTAAGTGGATCACCAGGTGATGCGAAATGGCCACCAATCGGCTGGACCGTGGTTGCGCGCCGACTGTTGCTCTTGGCATAGGCAGTGGCCATCATCCGGCCACTTCCCGACGACCAACCGGCCAGGATGATCTCGGTCCCCAGTTGTTCGATTGGTAGGTCAGCCTCCGCCGCCGCCCTCTCGTAGTTCAGCCACAGCTGGTCCATTACTGATCCCATCTCGGCGGACAGCTTCTCAATGGAGAAATCCGCACGGAAGCTAGCCTGCAGGACCAGCTCGTAGATCTTCAGGAAAAACTGGGCCGCACCTCTCGCCGCCAGCAGCACGTTGTGCTGCGGTATCAGGAGCATCTTGGCACCAGCAGAGTGGGCACCGGTAAGCGCATCCTCCGCAAGCGTATCTACTGCAATGACAAGCTGGTCACGGCTGATCAGAACATTGAGGATGCTCATGGGGCGCGTCCATTGGCAAGCCGAGACTATGGCTGGAGCACTGCCCACTGGATCTGAACCGGCGCGGCGCTGCGTAGCTGCTGCACCAGCGGAACGGCCCGCCCGGACCATCCTTGCTGATCCACGAGGCACCCCATATACCGTCGTTCAGGGGTCGAGCGGCGGCGATGGAAGTCGTGATGGCCGCCATGCTAGGTTCCAACCGGGTAGAAGGGAGCAACCTCAATGAATCGACGCTGGTGGGGCGTGAGTGCATTATTCGTTACGGCAGTGGCTTCAGCTGCGACAGCCGACACACCCGAGGGTGAACTGAGCGATCCCTACGGCTATACCCGCAGCGTACGCCGTGCTGAACTGGGCGCGCTGCAGGCGATGGGCAAGACGCAGGGCGCTAAGGGGCTGCTTGGCCAGACAGGCTTCTACCGTGTCCGCGGCGAAATCGACCGCTCCAGCAAGGCCGCCGAGCAATGTCTTCAGGCGGTGGCCAACGAGCCCCGCGAACAGGTAAAAGGTATCGAGTACCTATGTGCGGCCTCCTTGGCAGGCAACTTACTCATCCAGGGCGATATTGCCGGATGGGCGACGCAGATGATCCAAGTTCGAACGCTGCTGGACCGCGATATCCGCCCAATGCTCAAACAGCAAGCGGGCGACATCCACCTAGCGGGCATCAGCGAGCCGCATTTCGAGCGCTTCACAGCCTGGCCACGCACTGCCTTGGCGGCACAAACACCTCCAAGCGATATCCATGTTCCCATCCAATTGCAAAACGAACTGCCGACACTCAGCCTGAAGATTCGCACTAAGGCCGGTGAGCGCGAGCTGCGCGTACACGTGGACAGTGGCGCAGCGCATTCGCGCATCGGGCGCACGCTGGCAGCCGAACTCGGGCTGGAACTCACCGAAGGTTTCATGGTTGCCGATGGAAAGGCTGGGGCGGTGTATGCGCTGGCGTCGCCGGTGACTCTGGACATCGGAAGTGTTCTGGTGCGCGATGTCTCCTTTGCAGTGCTGGGCAAGGACGATCTACCGCGCATCGGCCTGGACGTGTTGCGCGCGCTTGGACGGGTGCGTATCAACCAAAACGCCCTTGTGATCCAGGCCGCTGCCAGCCCGGTGCCATGCGCGCGACGGATGGCGACACTATCCTCGCTGTGGGGCGATGCGTATGACGTCCGCTATCCGATCCGTGCCGGCAAGCAGAATGTGCTGGTCAAGGTGGATACCGGATTCAACGGTGGCTTCCAGGCGCGCGGAACGCTGCCCGCGCGCCCACCGGCAGCTGCTATACGGCGCAAGAACGTGATCACCACCGAAGGCAGCGAAGATATCCAGTACGTGGAAGCAACCACGCCGGTGATGATTGGCGACGAAGTTCTGAACCTCCCGATGGACCTAGGCCTTTCACCTGGGCCCAGGCCGTTGTTCAATCCCGAATGGCGCTTGGGTTTTGCTTCAACCCAGCGTTACAGCCTGTACATGGACGTTGCTGGCACCTACGGTTGCCCAGTTGCCGTTGCCGAAGCACCACCGCTGTTGCCACCGAAGCCAGTTGCCGCGCCGCCCACCGGCGACTGATCGGCGCTGGACGAAATCGTCAATTTGCCAAAATCGCAGGGTCGAGCCTGGTTCGACTCTTTGTCGGCGAGCCGCTCCTCACGCGCCCCGGTCGAGCGGCCTGCGGCCCCAAGCGCCGCGCCGAACCAAAAACGCTAGACCCATGCAGGGATGTCTGGCCACCCCTCAAGTCAGCCAAAAATGTATGTTCTATGCCCGTTCTGTCCAGTGAACCCGATGCATCCGAGCCAAGAAGATCGTCGAATTGCTAAGGTCCAGCGATTCCGCCTAGGTTTCCAGCAAACAAGGTAGCCCGATGTCCATTCATCAACTGAACGTTTGTGGCTCAGCACAGATGCTCCGCGCCCTCCGAGGTCAACTGGAAAAGGCCGAGGCCCACGCCAAGACCCTCGGATATGATCCGGGCAACTTGCTGTTAGCGCGATTGGCGCCAGATATGCACCCCCTTGCCAAGCAGATTCAGTTCGTATGCACCCAAGCCCGTGAAGTGATCAGCCGTCTCGGTGGCAAGCCCCTGCCGACACTCCAGCCTCCGAGCGACATGGACGAAGCACGTGCGCTCATAGACCAAACGCTGGAGTACTTGACCACCAGTGAAGCGGAAGAGATCGATGCCGGCGCGTCGCGTCATGTTGCGATCGAACTAGCCGATGGCCTCGCCTTCGATATGAAGGGCGAGGAGTACGCAGCGAACTGGGCAACACCTCAGTTCTACTTCCACCTGATAACCGCCTACTGCATCCTACGCCACAACGGCATCCCCCTGGGGAAGGCAGACTATGTGCCCCACATGTTCGCGTGGATACGAAAGGACGACTAGCTAGCCGCCGGTGATGGAGGCCTCCCGCGTCAGTCGCACGGTCAACACGTCGCCGCGGAACAACGGCGAGAATCTGCGATTGCCCGTACCTTGAACTGCCCAGCCATGGCTGGGCAGCAGGCGATCACATGAAGACGTAACCCAAAGGACCGTCAAGGATAGCGCCAGGCGCCCCGTCGCAATCCGCGCGAAGGGTATCAAAATGCCGCGACTTCCCCTCCCAGAGATGGCGGCAGCGGTACAGGGGAACAGTACCTGGCAACTGGGCTTGCGAGATGTAGCCCCGCAGATGCGAGTATGGGAGCATCGGCTGCCCCTCACAGTTCACGTCGGTGCTACTGAAGGTGTCCCAGGGAGTATGCGAGACACATTCGCGGATCGGCAAGCTGTTCTCAAAGGGAGTCAAGGAGATGAATCCCAAAGTTCCCTCAATGTGCCACCCATCCCGCAAGTAGAGACCGTAGTCCCAGTTCACGCTCACGTGTGAGCCAAGGTTAGGTCTGTAGATACGGACGACCTCGCTCAAGGTAACGCCAGGCGGCACAGCCAGCGTCGGGTTCATCTGAACTGCTGCGTTTGCCACACCAGACAGATCGGACTGGCTGGCAGGAGCGGACGCTGCGCTACCGGCTGCCAGAATCAACGAAATTCCCAAAAGACATGCTTTCACGGACATCTCCATTTCTTTAATCGCGAGCATCTTGCTCGCCTGACCATCCTAGCTGGACTGGCAAGTCCGCGACATGACCTAGTTCCCACAGCTACAACGTAGCTGTGTCAGCCGAACCCCAGCGGCACTTCCGTCAGGTCCACGATGAAGATCGTGGCGTTCTGCGGCCCCATCGTCACCCCGCCCACCGGGAAGGTGTTGGTGATAAGGGTCTGCGAGAACGTCTCATGCTTCGACATGAAGATTCTATTGTCGCTCGTCATGTGGAAAGCATCGGCGTAGGCAGTACACCGGTCCTGGGATATTGATGCGTAATAGAACCTGGGAGATGGGATGGCGATGCCAATCTTGGTGCCAGGGAAGAACTGGCCGACCTCAACGAACGGCGTATTTACCGGCGGCGGCGGGAGCGGCACAACCTGCAGCACGCGCAACCCCTTCCGCCTGGAGTCATAGAAGACTGACCCGTCCTCCCCGCGCGTGCGTAGCCCCACCGGCCCTGAAGCGGCCCGCTCGGTAGCGTCGAACGTGTAGTACTCCAACGTCTTGTTCGGAGCATTATTCGCTGCAAACACGTAACAGCTCAAACCCGACTGGACAATGGAAAACCCAGTGATGAACGCGACGCTGTCGTTGATGTACCTCACCACGTGCAGGTTGGTTGTTCCGGCAGTGCTCGCCAGCAACCCATAGGGAGACGAAGAGGCGAACGG